CCCTGCAAGGTCCTTTATGGACTGCTGCTGGTGGATGTTTTCTGCTGCCATCAGTGCCGCAAGTTCTCCGGCGTTTGTAATTCCGTCTTCCATGTGGTTGAAGTTGGCTGCGTTCTGCGGTGTTCCCTGCTGTATGATTTCGCCCTCTACCGGGGTATGCGTGATTGTTCCATCATCATTTCTGCTTTCCGTGTATCGGTCTTCATACTGTGTCACATGGTCCTGCCATAACTTAGGTTCATACATGATTTACACCTCCTTTTCTACAAAATCAAATACAAAGCGGTACAATGCGCCCTCTTGGACATTTGACAGATTTATATTTTCCGTCTTTTCTGCCCATAGCTTCCCGGCTGTATTGTAAAGCTGTACTTTCTGTATTGTTGCAGCCGTTCCCAGCTGTGACGTGATTGCGATATATACCGCAACCCTGCCGTCAGAAAGTCTTTCCCTGCGGTGAATTACTTTCTTTTCTGCTGTCCCGTTTACCGTAACAACCGCATACGCAATTATTCTTTCGATAAACTGTTTGAAGTCTTCCTTTGCTTGTGCTGTCAGCATGGTTTTTCCCTCCTTTGCTTATAGTTTCCTGCTGCTTCCGCATTGCTTGACAGAATAGGAAAATCCGGTTGCTTCCACCGTGTTTTCCACTGCCCCGCTTTCCGTCTGCTGCGTTGTGCTTCTCTCCGGGACCGTTCCTGCGTATTTCTGCCCCGTTGCTGTATTTCTATACCCATACGCATTTGTTGCCGTTTCTGCGTCAATCTGCGCTGGCTGGTTGTGAAATACCGTGTTTCTTTCTGGGATTGTACCCGCTGCCGGATTTACAAATATAAATCCCGCTGCTTCCGTTCCCACAACAATATTGTTTCCGTAATTCACGCCCCGTCTGTTCCTCTGCGGGTGTGTTCCTGCTTCAAGTCTTCCGGTCAGCGGTGTTTTATACAAGAAACAATCTGTGTGCGTCCTTATCTCGCAATGTATGTGCGACTGGTAAACTACTTCATCCATGTGTGCGGAAATCCTCTTGTATATCTTTACCGCCCTTACTATGTCAGAATAGCTTGCTGTTATCCTTGAATTTGTCACATCACATACAATGTGGAAGTGTCCGGGTTCGCCCTCATATTCAAACCATTCTTCAACTTCACTTTCTGGGTACAGTGCGGACAATGCTTTTTCAATCGCATATTTTGTCCCCATCTTTTTATGCACCCTCACACTGCTTTTCAGCAAGTCACGCTTTGCCGCCAGTGGATAATTGAAATCGTACCAGTCAACATGAAAATCATACGCCAGTATGTCCACGATTTCTTCCGGCAGTTCGTCAATTCTCGAATATATCAATACATTTTGGACAAGCCCAGAAGCCGTCAGCAGTTCATCTGCCGCAGCTTTCGCAAGTGCAATCATTTTGCTGTCATGCGTCAACGGCTGTGGTAGATACTTTGTAAAATCGCTGTCATAAATCGTTTCAGACATCTTCAAGACCTCCATTCAATACCGTTTTGCTTGCCAATTTACCAACTGCAATATCTTCTACCGTCTGGAATGTCGGCTGCCTTACCTCAACACGCTTTGCGCCAGCGTCCATCATAAGTTTTGTTAAATATGATGGGTTTATATCCCGCCCCATTTTTGAGGTCTGCCATGTAATGTATGTTTCCACTGCTTCCCGTATTGCTTTTTCAATGGTTGTTGCACTGTCTTTGTTCGGCTGTGATATGTAAAATGTAGCGTCAACCGAAAAATCAACCGTTTCCGGGGCAGATACCGTCACAACATCCGTCAGCGGTCTAATGTCGGAAGCGTTCAAGGCTTCTTCTATTTCTTTCAGCACTGCGGGTGTTGCTTCCTGCCCGTCCTGCAATAACACACGCACATCAACCACGCACGCTTCCGGGCTTGTGACTGCAACATCTGATACCGCAGCCGAAACGGTTTTTGTCCAGTATATATATCCATTCACCGGACCCGCCGTGCTGAAACTCTCCATGCTTTCCCTCATGCGTTCATAATAGCTTTCGTTGTCTTCCTTTTCTGCGCCGCCGCTCGTTGTTGTAATGTTTTCCGCTTTCTGGTAATAGTCGAATTTGTCAACCACTTCTTTTACTTGTCCGGCTGCAAGACCATTTCCCACGGTCCCCGCTTGTGTGCATACCGCTTCCACCTCCCCGGATAATTCCCCCGCTTTAATCTCCAGCACTTCACTTGTCGCAAAAATAATCACGCCGTCAAATGAAATCCTTGTGCCAGCAGGGACTATAATTGATTGTGTCTGCGCTTCTGAAATGTAAAATCTGAATATTGCAGAAGCCGGGCTTGCTTCCAGCCTTTGCGTGTCCTTGAATAACTCTGCCAGACTGTCCAGATAGTCTTCGTCTTCCGACTTTGCCGCATATCTCGGAACATTCATTTTTGCTGTTTCATTTATCAATGTGCGCTGCTGCACCACTATTGCCGCCATCCACGATATAAAAAGCCTTTCCGGGCTTCCGGGGCGCACTTGGTAATCTTCACGCCCATCTGCCTTTTGCAATTCTTCATAAAGTGCAATCATGTTACTAATTATCGTTTCTGTGTCTGTTTCAATAAATTCAATATCTGGGTATGTAATATCACTCATCTTCTTCCGTCACCCCCTCCAGCATGATTATTGGTGTTATTTTTCCGGTTATTTCGTCTTCTTCAAATGTCACTTCTGAAAGTATCGCCCTCGGTTCAAATTCTTCTATCTGGTCATATATGTACCCAACAAGCAGACTTTCAACCACTGGCAACGGTCTTCCCAGCAATTCACCCGGCAAACCTCCGTCACGGAACATTGGACATGACCGCTGTATTAGGTCAAGAATGACCGCTATATTTTGTATAACCTCTTGATGGGTGTTTTGCGGTGCAAGGTCTATACTTTGCAGAAGTGTTCCGTCACCTCTTATCACATCCATGTTTCATCACCTCTTTGGATATTCTTTCATTGTCACTTGCGCCGTTGCCGCCCAGCAATTTCCTTTGTTGTCATAGCGTTTCAGTTCCGCAGATACCGCAGAAATCACCCACTTATATGACCCGTACACCCTGCCGCCCAGCACCAGCCGTTCCGTTATCCCTTTGTTGACCATCTTGTTTAGCTTTTTTATCTCTTTCAGCGGATTGGTCCCGTGGAATACCGAAAAAGCCATTGTGAAAGAAATGCTTCCGGGTTCTGGTCCCAAAAATTCCTGCACATCCCTTTTGATGTGTCTGTCATGCGTTGCGTATTTTGCAGAAGTCTTCCATGATATTTTGTCAAATGTTTTCACTGTGTTTTCCGATACAGAAAAAACAAGGCTTCCAAAACTTCCTATTTTTGCCACGCTTACACCTCCCCCACAACAAATCCGTCACCGTCACCGTCTGCAATCATAATGCAAAGCACCATGTCATTTACAGACGGGACCCATAATGTAACATAGGCTTCGTGGTCATGCTTTATTTTCTTTGTCACTCCCCCTACATCATATTGCAATTCTTTCAACGCCGTCTGTCCCTCGCTCCCGCTCTCCATTGCCGGAACGACATACACCGGGCGTTTGATGATGTGTAGTGGGCTTGATGTAATGCCGCCTTTATCGCCAAATTTCACACGGGCTGTCATTTTATCTTTGTCAACGCTCATGACCGTGCCTACCCGCACCATGTTTTTTAGTTCTGTTGCGTCTGCCATCAATAGCCCTCCAATACTTGTTGCAACTCTATGTCTGTTGTATAACCTCCAGTCAGCTTGTGTGTTGCCTTTGTGATTTTATATTTCTTGTCGAATGACTGAAAGCCTTTCAGCTTCACCGTTGCCCCTGCTACCAGCTGCACATCTCCCAGCATTGAAAAACTGGCTGTAAACTGCTGCGTGTTCTTTTCTCGCAACCGTTTCTTTGCCAGTGTGTATGCTTCTTCTGTGCTGCTCACTTTTTCGTTTACTTCAAGCACTTGTCCCGTCCCATCCGTGCTGTCTGGCGTGTATGTGCTTTCAATGGTTTCTTTGCTGTCCGGGTCTGTATATGACACATGACAACTTGTGTATGCCGTATCATGCAGACTTGTTCCCAGCTTGTATGTCAAATAATCTCCGCTTCCGTATTTAATCGTTTTTATGGCTGGCTTGCTGTCATATTCTTCTGCGTCATATATAACCACTGTCATTATTGTTACTTTCAGCGCAAGCCCTGCCGCCTTGCATAGCTTTTGCAGAAATGTTATGTCTGATTTCTGTACTTGCTCTTTTCTCTTGTATATGGGGTTATTTTCTGCAAGGTACCCGCTTCTTTTCCTATCTGCTGCGCAATCTCTTTCAGATTGCAATTTTCCCACGCTCTGTTCTTCTTTGCCGTCCGTATTGTTGATGTGTACGGAATGGAAGTGCCTTTTAGCGTGATTTTTGTTGGCGGTCCAGAAGCGTCCACGCTGTCAAGTTCAAATGTCCCGCAGTCAAGTACAACATCTTTCCCGTTGTCATGCCAGTTCTTTTGCACTATCGTTGCACTTATCAGCTTGGGTTCAGCTGATTTTGTTGTTGCTTCTTCCGTTTCCGTTACGGTTGTTGTCACCGTGCCGCCCACCGTGATTTTGAACACTTGCCCCGGATATATCAAGTTTGGGTTTTTAATGTTGTTTTCAGAAGCAATCTGCGTGTATTTTGTGCCGCTTCCCAGATACTCTTTGGCAATCGCCCATAGTGTATCGCCTTTTTTTACGGTGTAATTTATTACATTATCTGACTGGACTTCTTTTTTTACTTGCTTTGTTGTCTTTGTAATCGTTGGCGTTATTTTCAGCCAGTCCCCCAGCCATTTTCTTTCTCTATCATCAAATGACAACTGCAAATCATCTGCGTTGTCTTCTTCTTCGTCAGTGTATGTCATTGACGAAAGATATTTATTTATGTCCAGCGGGGCTTCTACATTTTGGAATTTCAGCCGCAATTCAACCCGCCGTGCTTCGTTCTTTGCGCTCATTTTATGTCAAAAACCCCCTTTTCCACGGCGGCAATTCCATGTCCACTTCGTCTTCCACCTCCGGGATTGTCAAGACAACCCCGGCAGGAAAAACGAAAGTTGCGGCGTGTTTGGCGTTTGCTTTTATCAGTTTGTCTGTGTGCATAACGCTTCCCATCTGTTCGTATGCTATTTTGT